CATGAAGATGCCAAGGCGTCTAACAGTCTTCGATGAAATGGTTACAGACCCCGCTGTTAAAGCCCCTCTGATGCGCACCACAGACCCTATCGTAATTGGTATGGGTCTTGGTGAGAGTATTAGTTCAGGTACTCGTAGAAGCCAAGTATTAGCTGATTTTAATAATACTTGGATGCACAGCATGAAAGGCCAATCTTGGATACAAGCTTGTGCAAACTTCTCTTCTGATATGCAGTATGGATTCTCTCTCTCTGAAATAGAGATGATGACGGCCACCAAGGGAGACTACAAAGGATCTAAAGTTCCTAAGCAGTTCGCCCCTAGGTCACAGAAAAGTATCTATGCTTGGGTGTGGGATAATAACTTCAGCCATGTAATTGGTTACGTACAGAAGCCTAAAACCACTCGATGGGAAAACCTCCCTGATGGTTTTGGTAGCTACTATGGCAATGCAAGTGACCTCTCTAAATTAAGTTCTCAACTACGTGATTGGAAATTCCCAATTATCAGTATTGAAGAATCAGTACATTTTACCTTCGGTAGTATTAATAATAACCCAGAAGGTAAGAGTCCACTAGAAGCCTGTTACGCTCCCTGGAAATCAAAGAATATTATTGAGCAATACCAAGTAATTGGTATCTCAAGAGATTTTGGTGGTGTTCCTATTCTAAGGTTAACACCAGATCTAATCAATAAAGCTAATGACCCAGAAAATAAGTTCCCAGAAGAGAAGCGAATATACGAAGAGTATAAACGCCAGATGGCTAGTATGCACGCTGGACAACAAGCGTACATGATTCTCTCTTCTCAACTTAACCAAGATTCAAATTCTCTATATGAATTTGACTTCAAATTGTTAGGTGTTGAAGGTGGTGGTAAGCAGTTTGATATTTCTGAGATTGTTAAAGCTAAGAATACAGCCATTGCTAATGCCTTCCTTGCTGGACATTTATTATTAGGTCAACAAGGTAACACATCAAGTTATGGTGCTTCTGAATCTCAATCAGCGAATAACAGTTTATTAGTTAAGCGTGCATTGATAGAGAAAGCTGAATATTTACGATACACACTATTCCCTGCTATCTATGATGCTAACGGTATCTATTACACACAGAAAGATTTACCAATATTTAAGTTTGAAGATCCTGATAAGCCCACATGGGAAGACTTAGGTAAGCTCTTACAACGTATGAAGTCTGTTGGTGCATTAACACCAGAAGCTACGGAGTATGCTTATCGTCTTTGTGGTTTCCCCGTAGAAGGGATTGATGACTTAGATTTCACTGCTGGTGACACAAGCAAAGCGGGTATGTCCAAAGGTACATCTGGTACAGGGACAAGTCAATCTGGTGGTGCTAATTCGTCTACCAATATGGAAAATAAATCAGCAGAGAAGATTCAGAATTGGACTGTTGATAATTGGAAAGATGGTCAAGGTGCGTTGCTTAACGAGAATGGCGATTTTATTAGAATTGTGGAAATAGATTAATGAAGAAAATAAATAAACAAACAGCCAATGATTTAAAAGAGCAGTTCGATAGTCTTGGTTTTAATGGTTGGGCTTGTGATTGGGATCAGCAGTACGTCTATGTACGTAGATGGGAAGGTGAAGAAGGTTATTATGAGACTTATCGTGTGCCTTACACCATAAATGCTGCTGGTAAGGTTGTTGTCGATAAGGAAGCTGAAGAGTTAGTTATTAAAGACACTTCTTACAAAGTTGTACCAGAAGATGCCGAAGAATCTATGCTTTCCAAGCAAGTAGCTAAGTTAGAAAAAGCAATTCTTACACTTACATCTAATTTCACTTCCACTAAGAAAGAACATGCAATCATCAAGCAGTTCAATGAGATTGAACAGAAAGTAGTAGAACCCTTATACATGGCTGCCAATGCTGTTGATGCCCATGCTGATACGTATGATGAGAATGGTGTTGTAAATCTTACCAAAGCTTTTAATGAAGGTGTTGACGCTGGAACTATTCAGCCGTCCTTGTTCCATAAACACAGGACAAAGACATTCACGTTTGGTAAAGCATGGTACACCACTGAACCTACATTAATTGGTGATCAGTTATTCCCTGCATATCAACCATTAGTTGAAACCACATTCCTTAATAAAGCAGCATTCGATGCTCGTATTAATGGAGAGTTAGGTGGATTAAGTATTGGTGCATGGGCTGATAGTGAGCCGGTAAAAGATGTATCAATTAAAGCTGAACGTAAGCTTCTCGATTTCTCTTTTATGATGAAAGCAGCACATCTATCTTACACCTGTATGGCTAAAGGTGGAGCAGCATCATTATTGAATAATAAATTTGTGGTGAAGCAATTGGAAGCAGTTAATTTAATAGATGAAGAAGCCGGAATGATTGAGAATTTCGGAGAAAGTTTTGAACCTTTGCTTAAACAAAAAGCTAAAGATTCAGAAGAAGCAGCCCCATCTACCTCTACACTAGAGGCACAAGATGCAGGGGTAGATAAAAAAACCTTAACCAAAGGAAACGACATAGAAATGTCTGAAGATAATAAAGCTGTTGAATTGCAAAAACAATTCGACGAATACAAGAAGGCAGTTAAGCTTGAAAAAGCATTAACTAAATACGGTCTTGGGGACGAAGCTACTGAACAATTAGCAGCCACTCTTGCTAAGTTGGAAGATTACTCTGTAATCACCAAAGCTCTTGATCTGTTGTCCGCTAAAGTAGAAGAGAAGACTACTGAGATCAACAAACAAGCTGACGAACCAGTTGTTGTTAAAACTGCACTAGCAGACAAGATTGAGAAAGAATTAGATGGTCATGGCGAAGAAACTGTAAACGTTGAAAAGTCAGTTGTTGATATGACTAAAAATAACCTTAAAGCCCGTTTAGATAGAATTGATGCTAAACGTGCAGGAGATAATAAGTAATGGCTAACACATTAGATACAACCTTCAGCAAACGTATTAGCGAGTATGTTGTTGATCGTGGTCAAGTAAAAGGTAAAGACGTTTGCATTAAGCGTGTAACTGTTAAACATGGTTCAACCATCAGTGTTGACCCGCTGGGCATCCCAGTAATTGTAGATGGTTCTGGTTATTGGAAGATCTTTCGTGCCACTGATGATGTCACTGCTGTAACAGGTACTGGTGGTATTGGTGATGCGAAGATTGGCGTAATTGTAGGTTCTTCTGAAGGCTATGGCCGTAACCAAGAGTTGGTGTCTATTGGTACTGGTGGTACTGAAGTTCATGTGCTGTTTGGTGTAGCAGGTAATGCAATTGTCAAATCAGCAAACTTCGATTGGACTGCTGGTGGCGCTGTAACTACCGCAACTAATAACGAGAAAGCTGCATTCGTTAAACAGTTAGAGATCCAAGGTGTTCGTGATCAAGCTGTTGCAACTACTCTGTCACCTACCTACGTACCTTAATAATTTAGGAATATTACACAATGAAACGATTAAATAGTGGTCGAGACGTGACAGGCTCTTTCCTGTTCAAAGAGATGGCAGGTGGTCACTCTTTTGAATTGTCTGAGCGTATTGCAGACACAGAATACCGCACATTTCTAAAACCTGATCTGTTGACTAACCTCTTCAATCCAACTGTTACCCCTCACGATGGTACTACCTTCTTGTGGGATGTTGTGACTAAAACTGTACAACGTGTTGGTGGTAAATCTTACTCTGAAGATGGCCCAAGCTTAACCAAAAACGTTGCAACCCAAAAAGCCGCTGGTATTCCTGCTTTCGGTGTTACCTATGAGATTGCTGCTGAAGATGTGATTCGTCGTCGTAAAGCTGGTGCTTACCCCTCTGTTAAAGAAGCTATTGCTGATTTGATGGGTGAGCAAGGCGAGAAGATGATGGATGCGTATGACATCCTCAACGAAGAAGCAATGGTTCAGTTGATCGTTGATGACACCAACATTACTCTTGGTGGCCCATCTACTCCTTATAACTGGAGCACAACCATCGAAGGTTCTTCTCGTGATGCTGCTACCGATCTGTTGTTAGGTTCTGCAACTCCTGAGTCTGTACGTGACGCAATCAATGATGCTATTGACAAAGGTAATGAGCGTCTGAAGAAGCGTGGTAAACGTGCTTCTGCATGGATTGGTATTAGCGGTAAGACAATTTTCAATAGCTTGGTTGATGTTGAAGCAGCTCTTGGTGCGGATTACGATGTACGTCCTACTTTGAACTTGAAAGTAGAACCTATCCCAACAATGATGGTTTCTGAACACCGTTATCGTAATTTCACTTCGTCAATGACTGGAGTGACTTTCGTACAGTACCAAGCACAGATGATTGCTGCTGATGGCCCTCTGATTGACACCGACAAAATGTACTTGGTTCCTGTTGGCGTTGAGAATATGTTCACCATCGAGTTAGCTCCTGATGTCACTTTGGATAATGCTGGTGAGTTGGCATTACCAATGTACATGTACTACGAACAAGATCGTCATCAAGTACGCGTTGCTTCTGCAACAAACCGATTGTACATGAACCGTGTTCCTAATGCAATCATTGCGTTTACTTCTTCGACCTAATTGTTGAATGCCTCTAGGATAGTATTCTAGGGAACGACCCATCAGAAATGGTGGGTCTCTTATTATTAAAATAATACTTTAAAGGTTTAATATGGCTGCGTTAGATAGAGATGAATTACTTGGGACTGTACATGATTGGCTCCCAGCAGAAAACATCTTAACTGATGCTCAAATATTATCCCTAATGGAAGGTATTATCTTAATAGTTGGAGATGATGAAATATATAAATCTGAAGTTGCTTGTAAGACTTTAGTATCTTGTGGAGAAATGAATAAAACATTAGGGTCAATCTCAGCAGGAAGAATTAAACGAGAGAAATCTTTCGAAAGAGAAGTTGAATACAACAGTGTTGGTGTGTTCGTTTGGGATGATTTTATAAACGGATTATCTTACTTGTGTCCTCTGCTTCCTGGTGGTGGATATAGCTTAGCTTCTAAGAACTCCTATGGATTCTATGGCAATATTGCAGATACTATTTACGTACCTTCTTGTCCCGATCTTGTATTAAATGCAGATGGTACTACCACTTGCTATGACTGTGACGATGATGGTTTATTGCTGTGAAGTTAGAGTTTGATGTTACAGCAATTAAAGGTGGGTTTGAAGATAAGATTAAGAAAGCATTTAAACTTGGTGATGATGAATCTGTAGAGTTTGGATGGTTTGATGAGCAAGGTGATCACCCCAACACAAATGGTCAGATGACTTATGCAGAATTAGCTCTTTATCATGCAACAGGTGGTAATGGATCAGGTAAAGTTGTTGCTAGACCTGTTCTTGATATTGCAATGGCAATGTACCCACCAGGGGCTAATAAAGAACTAATGCCCATCTTAATCGCTTGGTTAAAAGACCCAAGTCAAGGTAATACAGAGTTAATGTTCTCTAATTTTGGTAAAGATTACGTAGAAAAAATTAAGGGCTTATTTGGATCTTCTTATTTACATCCTACATCGTCAAACCCAGACCCATTAATCGACTCTGGTGCGCTAAGAGAACACACCGCACATAAGAATAGTTTGTCTAATACAGTTAAAACGGAGTCGTGATGGCATACACAAGTATATTCGACACAACAACGTTAGTGTTTAAAAGATCAACTGTGGGTGGTGGGTACTTAGATGACGACCTTAATTATGTTGAGGCTGCTGAAACTAATGTAACAGCTAAAGGTGATCTTCAACCCGCAATCAGTAAAGTAATATCCCAGTACGAAACTCCCGCAGGGTTTATGAAGAAGGGGGCATTACAATTTAGCACTAAAGCTACATTAAAAACTGTAGATGAATACACAGGGAATGCTGCTGATTATACAACAATAGGTAATCGTAAGTATTACGTAATGTCTGATTACAATTTCTCATACGGATCAGTCCTCAGTACAGATTACAACTTATACATTCTTGGCTTACAAGCCCTGACAAACGAAGGGACTGTGTAATGGCAATAACAGATGAGATATATAAGCGTGTTAAACAAGCTGTAACCCTCGCTGTTGGTACTAGACTACATCAACTACCACTACAAGGGGGAGGCACTACAGGGGATGTACAGGACGCTAGAAAAAGGCGTATTGCAGCAGTAAGGCCTTACGCTGAAGTAGTTATTCAAAATAGAACCCCTCAATCCTCATGGGCTGTAAATATCTATTATGATGCAGACGGGAATCAAGTAACAGAAACCATCTATGACTACTACATATCAATAGGAATATTTGGTGGAGATGCCCTAGGTATTTGTGGGGATTGTGAACAAGCATTTGTCAGACGAGGTATAAGACAAATATTCTCCATAGATAATTTTGCAGCAATCGCTGCTACAAGGCAGTCCGTAGCTACATACACATCAGCTCAAAATGAAACACAACAATTTGCATCTTTCATCCTTAAATTAACAGCAATAGAAAGAGTGTTAGAAGTAGAAGACGAGATTATTGACATATCGGGAACAATAGAATCACAAAACCCTGATGATGGAATTACTCTTACAACTATAGATGCACTCTCTAGCAGGCCTTAATGGTCGCCCAGTAACCCTCCACGGAGATTTTAAGTGTCACAATTATACAACTACAACGTTATTAATACGTCCCTGGAGCTAACCGCTGCTGCTGGATCGGATTACTCCACTCTATTGATTATTGACTGTAATCATTTAACTTTAAACCGTACCACTGTTTACACTACTGTTGCTGATTATTCCAGCTCTGTGGCTACAGGAACTACACTTCGTAAAGCATTAGATAGTGCATTCAGTGCATCTACTAAACCTGCTAAAGTTGTAGTAGGTCGTTCTAAAGGATCTGCTGTATTAAATCCTGGTACTCCAGTGTTTAATGTTCCTTACGGGTTTACTATCACTGTCTCTGGTAATGCGTCCTTGGTTGTTAGCGCCGTAGTGGGTTCTGCTGAAAACGAAGAAGATTTATGTAATGCGTGGAAGGCATCTCTTGATGGTGATCCCACTATAGCAGCTCAAGTCATTTCCACTGTAAACGGTACAGGGACAGCAGCACAATTAATTATTTCATTAGAATCTGCTTATAAAGATTTCTCATTGTCTTCTGTATCAAGTTTAGTAGACGTAACACACGTAATGACTGAAGCTTCAGTAGATGCAATCACTGCTATTACAGACTTTAATAGTGATTGGACATACTTCATGTGTACAAATCATTCGTCTAGTGTTCAGTTAGCTATGGCAGTAACTGCTGATGTAATTAAAAAACCGTATGTAACTTCTTCAGCAGAAGAAGAAGCCTACGCCAATTGGGATGGAGTATCTGCCCCAGCTTCTTATGATATTGGCGCAGTGCTTAAATATAATAGTTTAGTTTACAGTAATGTAATGTACCACCAATCAACAGATAATTACCCAGAAGCTGTTCGTATCACTGAGTTTAGTTATCGTATCCCTGGTGAATCTAGCTTCCAAGATAAATCATTATCTGGTTATGCAATTGCAACATTATCAGATGGTTCACGTAACCTTAATGGTACTGAGCTTTATAACCTGGATCAGAAAAACTATTCTACCATTGTTAATCGTGGTGGTGTAGCTGCTCTGCGTGGTAATAGAACATGCTCTGGTATTCGTATTGAAGCTTTGGCAGTTACTAATTACTCAGCACAAGAAATTAAACGACGTTTGGATACATTGTTTTTGAAGTTCGCCAAACTCGGTATGAATCAGAAAGATATGGGTAAAATTGCCAATGCAATTAAATCCTTCTTGGCTACGATTACAACTACATCGAATACCACTAAAGCTTTAGATCCAGTACGTCCTTACTTGTTAATTCTTCCACAAGAAGATGAGATCAGTTTTGAAGATCGTGCAGATGGTATCTTAACCTTTAATCTTACTCTGTACTTAGATCCTTCGATTGATTCTACTGTATTGAATTTAACTTTAACCTACCGTGATCCGGCTCAGGGGTAATAAATAATGTCATTTGAACCTATTCACAGTGCCAGGACTAACGTATTGTCTTGGGGCCAAATTAGCCTCCTGGGTGCTTTGGCAAAAGACAGCTACATTAAAGTAACAATGAACTCTGATTTGTCCACAGCATCGAAAGATGCTGGTGGGTATAACGAGTCTGTGAGTATTCTTGCAGATCGTTCAGCTACAATTGAATTAACTCTTCAAGCTCAATCTGCCGTTAACGTAGCTTTAGCTAAGATTGTTGCATCTGATCGACGTAATGGTACATTAACTGTTGCTCCTTTAGATATTCAAACCAAAGGTACTTTGTACCTCTATGACTTCCCTGAGTGCTATATCACTAAACGTGCTGATGAAGATAAATCAGAAGATATGTCTGGTGGTACTACTGTATGGACATTCCGTTGTCCTGATGCTCGTGAGAAGGATTTAAAGAACTTTAACTTCAACGTGAGTATTAATGCAATGATTAATGAAGGTGTTGACGCTACGATTAGCTTGTCCACTGGATTTGATGTAGTTCTGTAATAGTTTGTATGTGATACGCTACCTTTAAGTGCGACGTTGAAAGTACGTAGTTTAACACTTTAAGGTAGTCCCTCACACCAAGCAATTAGAGCTGAAATGTCACACTGCCTATTCTAATAATAAGAAGGAACACCCTCAATGAATGCTCAAGAACAAGCTTTACATGATACAGGATTTCGGAGGATTAGCTTTAAAGACTCCCCTGGGATCTTCTACCAGATCAGGCTTTTATCTGTTAGAGAGAATATGCAAGCTTTTGCTAAAGCTACTTCCCTAATGGCACCTCTGTTAACAATAACTCATAAATCCTTTGCAGATTATCAGCAAGATCTAACGTTAGCACAAAGAGAATTAGATGAGGGTCTTGAACCTATTAATCCTGTTGTGAGTTTATATAATCCTTCTTTAGTATTATCTGAACAGATTGTTAGACCTGAGTTTCAAGAACTTGTGGATATGCTTACAGCATCTCTTACAATTAATGGAATTGCAGTGAATGAAGATACCTTCAGGGGTAGCTTCGATAAATACTTAAAGATTGTTGAATGGGCATTTAAAGAGAATCTGTACAACCCTTTAGTATCATGGCTAGGGGAGAAGGGCTGGTTGGGAATGATTTCCTTCCAGACTCCAGCCGTGAACGTAAACAAGGATTCAATGAACGACAAGTGATGAAGAGAGTGACTGAGGTTAATCCAGTTATTGACCAATACACTCTTTTAATTATGTCGTTAGCAACATCTAAACATTGTCCCTATTCAGCTAAAGAGATGTGGGACTTACCCATAGATGAGTTTCTATCTGTGCGTCATTTTGTACATCTTAGAGAAGCTCAAGAATGGGCTATGAATAAGGATCAAATTGATGAACAAGAAAAGAATAGTAAATAGGGAGGTAAACTCCCTTGGCTGATAATAAAGACGATTATAAAATTAAGGTTAGGTTAGATTTATCCGGTATTGAATCTGATTCTAAAAAGATTGCTGATAAGATTAAGCGAGGAGCAGGAGCATCTACAGCTAATCTTGATGGTGAAGTTAAGAAGAAGAAGGAATCTCTTAAACTCACAGAGAAACAAACACTAGCTCTTGAGAAACAACAACGTTCTTTAGAGAGATCCATCAAAAGGGCGAAAAGGCAAGGTGTTGGTGGATTAGGTGGTATTGAGTTAGCAGCATCTTCTGGTGATGCTATCAAAATGGGTAGAGCACAATCCCAGTTAGCCACTAAAGTTCTTGATCAGCACCACAAAACCTTAGATGTTAAAAACCAATCCCTCAATGTCTCTAAAGAGCAACAAACCCTTGATGCTGAGAATTACCGAATATGGCAATTAAGACAACAAGGTGATGCACGTAGAGCTAAAGAAGCTGAAAGGGAGAGGGCTGCTGCAATAAGGCAAGCTAAATCAGTACAATCCTCTGCACCAACAGGGACGAGAATACTTGCAGGAGCTGGGCAACTACAAACAGATGCTAAATTTAAGGCGAGGGATCTTAATAATCTCATTGACAGTGAAACCCATCCAAGTTTAGCTGGTAGAAGGGATTCCGTTAGAGGAACGCTAGAGTCTATAGGTTCTCGTGCAAAAGGTGCAACTGATCCCGACCAGATAAGGGAACTTAGGAAAGAATATCAAGCAGCATCAAGAGATTTGGCTGATTTAGTTAGGGAGCAAAAGGCTCTTAATAAAGAACTGAATAGAACTAACCCTATAGCCTCTAAGTTTGGTGCTACATTCAAAAGTGCATTGTTAGGTATAGCAAGTGCGTATGCTTTATTAGAAGTAGCTAAAGCCGTATATAAAATAGGTTCTGAGATGGATGCTATGAGAGCATCTTTATTAGCAGCTTCAGGAAGTGCAGAGGAAGCTGGAAAGAACTTTGAATTTATTAAAGCCACAGCAAAAGATCTTGGTAAAGATCTTCAAACAATGACAGGAGGATTTAATCGTCTTGGTGTTGCAATGAAGGCACAAGGTTTTACTTCAGAGGAAACTAAGGCTGCATTCTTGTCAGTGGCAGAATCTGCAACAGCGTTTTCATTGGATAGTGAAAGAACGGGAAATATCATCTTGGCTATGAGCCAGATGGTGAGTTGACACAACGGCTCCGTTACGTAGTAATGCGTAATGAAAACTTACTTAATTGCTGGAACACCCTTAGAGCTTAATAGACCACAATACAGATGGTGACATCGTATGAAGGTTTGAAAACTATTAAGATTGGGCAATCAGCAGCATTAGTTCTGTACACAGAATTGGTGTTCAACGACTAGCCGCAAGGCGTACCTCTCAAGTGAGCGGGAAACAGTAGGAACCCTTCGGGGTTATGATATAGTCTAGTATCCTAGCGAAAGCTAGGGAAGTTCGTCGGAGAACTGGCAGGATTAACGAACCTGTTGAATGCAACGAAAGGTAAGGTTAGTTTAGAGGAGCTGTCACGCCAAATGGGTGAGTCTCTTCCAACAGCAATGGAAGCCATGTCAATGGCTACAGGAAAATCCACTGCTGAAGTAATACAATTAGTGTCAACTGGAAAGCTGATGACTAAAGATGTGTTAATCCCATTCACTAATGCATTAAGAGTATTAGCACGAAGGAATGGAGCATTAGCTGCTGGACAGCATAAGTTAATTGCTAACCAAGCACGAATGAATAACGCATTTAAAGAGTTAATAGA